CCATCGTTTCTAATTTGAAAACGTGAAATGTGCTAGAGTCAGCACCATCACCTCGTGCCACGTCAGCAACCAATAAATATGTATTTTCATCTTTAGGTTCTTCCCATATCCAAGTATTTCTATCAAATCCTACACGATGTGTAGGTTCTCTTATCATTCCTTTTATTCTTATAATATCATCTGGGTGAATGACTGTATCACCAGAAGTATTAAAATTACATTCGTACTCTTGAGCAATTTGTCTTTTGCTCATATTTTTTGTCTCTACCTCAAACCATTTATCATCTCTATCGGGGTGTTTGTCCCATCCCAAGCTTACAGGAAAGAATTCATTCTCGCCACTTTCTGCTCCAACGTATGCTTCGTGGAACCAATCGCCAACACCGTTTGGAGTAGAGATTGCTATACAACGTCCACCGGTAGAAATCGTAGGATATAAACCAGTCCAGAGATCATCAAGTCCGTCGATGTGTGCTGCCTCGTCAATAACAAGAAGAGACAACGCTTCTGAACGACCGGCATCGCCTGATGTTGATGATGCTTTGACTTGGCTACCGTTTTTGAGTTCAATACTGTTTCTGTTATCAACAGCAAAATCTGATATTCGTATCCACTCTGGAAGGTTCTTGAGTATGATCTTTACTTTCTTTACAAGGTTGGCTGCAGTTGATAGTTTAGTGGCGACGATGAGAACGTTTTTGTCTCTATGGAAGAGAACAAGCCACGCAACGTAAGCAGCTGTAATCGTTGATATTCCCAGCTGTCTCGCTTTGAGAACGACAATGAATCTATGTAGGGCAAGATCGTTTACTAAATCTGACTGGAAGTCATATGTTTTAAATGGAATAAGACCTTTGCCGGGGTGAGGGATTTTGCAGTAGGTATTTATAAAGTATACTGGGTTTTTACCAGATTTGACTACTTCTTTTACTATTTTGTCTTTGGTAAGTTTGTAAGACATTAAGCATCTTTTCGGGTTACGTTCTCTGGCTTCTTATCTGTGCTCAACTCAAGGAACTTCTTGAAGTTGGCTTCTAAACGATCTTCTGAAGGATCAGAAACCTCGACTACATCTTTCATATTGCCGACTGTATATGTTTTCGTGGCTTGTATCCAAGTGCGAAGTCTAGACATATTTTGGAGGCTGAAGCTGGCTTTACCATCTTCCTTGAGAGATAGGGCGTCGCCGGTTACTTTCTTGTATTCTTTCTTTAGAAACTTTGTAATATCTGCATAAGTTTGCTCTAGCTCTTGGTCTAGCTTTGTATTATGGAAATCAGATACAGGCATCTCTGACTGATAAGAAACAATAAGTTTTGGTCCACTCATACGAACGTTAAAGCCATCCATCACTCTGGAATCATTTAGAGGGCATCCTTGCTCTCTCTTGAGACCAGCAACCTTTTCGTCGCCCTCGGCAACAAATCTTTCATCATGCGAACCATCCCAAGCATTTGCTGCTGCTTGATTAATCCCTTTTACAATATCGTATACACTAGCCATTTATTTTTGCTCCTTAGTTGGTCGCCAACCATCAGCCCATCTTTCTTCTCTATCTTCTATCCATTGAATATAACACTTGTAGCAACATTCAAATTTATTCATATAAAGATCATCTTTCATGCTAAAAGAATATTCGCTACAAATTGGGCAAACTCTTTTGCTTTCTTTACTAATTAGATTTTTGGATAATAAAAAGCCCTCTTCTTCTATTTTCTCATGAGCTTCTTCTTTCTTACGTTGTCTAGAATAGAATTCTTTTAATTGTTCGAGGTACTCTTCTTCCTTTTCGTCTGTCCAGCCAGAACTAGGATTTATAATTGCTTCTTCTCCAAACTTCTTCGCAATTGCTTTTTCTACATATGCTATTTTATTTAGATCTTTTTTCATATTATTGTTCGAAAGAGACAGTTTGCCACTCACCATCTGCAACAATCTTTAGTCTATTTGTGTCTGCTTCATAAAGCATCAAGCCATTGTGTGCTGAAGTTACAGTGGGCAAAGCTCCACTATCGACTCTCGGTAACATAAAACCTTGATCACTGGAAGACAATTCAAGAATTGCATCATCGTTTGGCTCAGTTGTTCCAATCCCTACTTCGCCAGTATCATTGATCGACATTTTTGGTGTTGCGCTAGCGTAGCGACCATTGGTTGATGTTGAAAATACCATATTGATTGCAGAGGCAATGTGAAGGTCGTTGTTGGATGGAGCAGTGGAATGATATATAGCTGAATCGACCAAACCGCCATCTTGTCTTAAAATAATAATTGGATTGTCGCCTTCATTGTTGTTATCAGTGTCAGCTTCTATGATTAGTGTGGCGTCTGTTGTTGCTGTACTTATATGTAATAGACCGTCAGGATCTTCTGTTCCGATTCCTACTCTATTGTTGACACCATCAACAACAAGTGTCATATCCTCACCATCGAAAACGATATCGTCGTCTCCGCTTCCTAAATCGATCTCGCCATCTACTACCAAAGAACCGGTTATTTCGGCGCCGTCACCATATTTAGACATTTTATTCTCCTTGCGTTATGATATTGTATCATAGGATAAATAGACTTTTAAAATAAAAAGGGACAGGGGGCGAACCCCCCATCCCAAACAAATAAACTAACTTAAAAAGTTGGCTTACTTGTCAAGTTTAGCTTTAAGAGCTTCAATCTGAGCCTGTTGGGTTTTTACTGCCTCAACAAGTAAGGAAGTAATACGAGTATAATCGATACCCATAAGGTTTCCATTCTTGGAAACAACTTCAGGAACAACAGTGTTGACCTCTTGAGCGATGAAACCGAATTCACGTTTTCCACCAGACTTCAAGTCATAAGAAACACCACGTAAGCCTTGGATCATATCCATAGCATTTGTGACGGTTTTTACGTTAGTCTTGAGTTTAGAGTCTGAATAAGTGATGAAAGAACGAGCCTTTGCATCATGATCACTCTCTAGAGTAAGATCGCCATTCATGGTTACATTACCAGTAACAGCAGCACCGGCTTGCAAAGTCATCAAACCCGCGAAGTTAGAAGTACTGTCGCAATCTAATGCGCCGTCAACTTCAACAATGCCTGCGAATTGAGCATAACCAGCGACGGTGAAGTCGGCATCGCCGCTTGCGCCACCTGTGGCGAGAAAGTCACAGACTGCGCCACCAGCTGTACCAAAGACAATTGTCTCTTCATCATTAGTTGTCTCAAACAGAATGTAGTTGTTACCACCTTGTTCGATAGTCAAAGCTTCACCCAGGTTATCTTCAAGTGTGATCTTGTTCGTGGTAGTAGCACCACCGAACTGAACCTGAAGACCGTTTGCAGCATCAGCAACACTAATAGTGTCACAGTCAATGTCGCCAACGTTTCCAATGTTTCCATTAGAGAAATCACCAGAAGTAGCTACCATAGCAGCAAACGTACCGGCAGCAGCAGAAGCTGCACCGATAGTAACACCATCAATAGAACCACCATTGAGGTCCATAGTGGTAACCGTACCCATATCAGCTACTGTACGACTAGCATTGGTCCAGTTAGCTGCCATTGAAGCAATTTCAAGAGCACCAGCAGTGGTTAGACCGTAGTCATCATCACCAACTGTGAGGTCGCCACCACACTTAACAGTGCTTGAGCCAGAAAAAGTAGTAGCAGTAACTGCTCCTAGAGCGGAAAGACCGCTTACAGTCATCGCATCGATGTAACCAGCGTCAGCATGGACATCTGCCCATTGAAGAGCAGAAGAGCCTAAGTCGCGAGCGGAGTCGGACGAAGGAACAAGGTCGGAGTCGAAACGACCAGTAGCCGTAATGGTATCACTTGTAGCATCACCAAGATCAACATCGCCATTAGCAGCAAGAGTACTACTGAAAGTAGCAGTTGTACCAACTAATGCAGCGAAAGAACCAGCAGCTACCGAAGCAGCACCGATAACAGTACCATCAATAGCACCACCGTTGATATCACAAGTTGTAACTGAACCAAGGTCAGCAACAGTATTACTAGCATTTGTCCAGTCGTTGCTAAAGCTAAAGCTAGAGCCATCATCGGCAGCAATGCTGTCGAGAGCGATGGAACCAACGTTCGTGATGTTACCATCCGAACAGTTAAGACTTGTACCAACCAAAGCAGCAAATGTACCTGCTGCAGCAGAGTTAGCACCAATGATTGTACCATCAACGGCACCACCATTGATATCAACAGTTGTAAGGGTAGAAGTACCGGTAACTGTCAAAGCATCAATATAACCAGCATCAACGTGAGCTTCAGCCCATTGAAGAGCAGATGTACCTAAGTCGCGAGCAGAGTCGGTCGAAGGAACAAGGTCAGAATCAAAACGACCAGTAGCCGTAATGGTATCACCAGTAGCGTCACCAAGATCAACGCTACCATTGAAGGTTGCCAAACCGGTTACTGTGAGTGCAGCAGCGGTTTCGCCGTAGACATAGGTTGCCAATTGTGAAGCTTCGATGTACTTTTCAGTACCACCGTCGCTCATCAAGAATTTGTCGCCATCGGCAATAGTAACACCAGAACCATCGGTGAAACTATCGATATCAAGTCCAGAGACTTGAGCGTCGACATAAGCTTTAATGCTTTGTTGGGTACATAGCGCGGTTGCGCTGTTGCTACCCATAGCATCTTCATCAAGAATTGCGGTCATTGAGGTGCCGCCTTTTAGTGCTAGACTGGAACCTGAAAGTAACCCTTCAGAATACACATAGCCACCAACATCCATACCAACGTTGGTATAGAGTATCTCCGAAGCGTCGGAGCCAGAAAGAACGATAGAGCCACTCTTTTCAGTGGGACTACCTTCATAATTTTGCAACTCAATAAATTTACCATATTGGGTTGCGGAAACAGGACTTGCCATAATTAATTTTCTCCTTTAGCCGCCCTTTTACGGGCGGGTTGAGAAGTAAGTAGAGGGCTAATTGTCTAGCAGTACATCGTTTAGAAAAATAATTTGATCTTTTAGTTTATCTATTTGAGATTGTTGATTTTTTATTGCTTCAACTAAAATTGGAACTAGTCTGGTGTAGTCTAGACTCTTCGCATCAACCTTATTTTCTTCCCATTCAACAATTTCTGGTAAATGTTTTCCAACTTCTTCGGCAATGAGTCCTATATCTGATTTCTGAGAATCTTTCCAATTATATCTAACGCCTCGCAAAGCTTTAGTGATTGCCAAGGGATCTTTGATTGTTTCTATGTTTTCTTTATAACGGGCTGAACTATAGGTTGCCCAGCTATACGCAACAGCTTTGCCGTCGTTGCCGGTTGATGAATTCGGTAAGGTCAAACGATGTGTTATGTCACTTGTCATATTGACGCCAATATAACCGCTACTACTCAAAAACATTCTTGACACTCCACCAGCAACTAAATCTAAACCGCTGTCTAAGATTCGCGTACCTACAGTAAACCCTGGGTCTGGTGAATATCCATAATCAACTGATGGGGCGCTATATTGAATCGTAATTGTATCTGAGCCGGTGACTATGCTTATATTATCTCCAGCTATAAGCGTTTTGAAAGGCAAATTAGAATTTACTTTTGTCATAGCCAAGCCGTAGCCTGCACCTTCATTAGAAGTAGTGTTTGTCTCGCCAGAGCCAGAACCCACATTGATTGTAACAATCGTCGCGTCTGTGCCTGAATCGTCGACTGCAGTAACGCCAGAGCCTGTAAAATTGAGGTAAGTCCTGGCTGTCAGATCACTACCGGCATTTTGAATGGTATGCCCTCCGCTACCGCCTCCAACTCCAGTTAGGTTCGAACCGTCGCCATAAAAAACACTAGCAGAAATAAAACTTGAAGCGCTTAGGCTAGTTCCCACTGAAACGCCTAAATCAGAATAAGAAGCTGTTAGTTGATCTAACCCACTAATTGAGCCTCCATGAATCTTATCTCCACCAATTTCATCATTATCAACCGTTTGGTTTGTGAAATCTAAATAATAACTTGCAGCTTGGCTGTTTAACTGGGAGGCATCAACGTTTGTTATAAAAGAGCCGTCACCAATAAAAGCACTCGCTGAAACATTAGCAGAAGCGCTAAGTGTTGTTGCGGCTGCTGTGCCTAAACTAGAGTGTGAAGCTGTTAGTTGTCCCAAGCCGCTAATCGAACCACCGTGAATCTTATCTCCACTAATCTCATTGTCATCTACCGTTTGGTTTGTGAAATCTAAATAATAGCTACCTTCTTGATTGTCGAGTTGATCTGCATTGAGATTGTCGACAAGAGAATTGCTGTTGACCTCTAAACTTCCAAATTGTCCCACTGAGCTTGAAATTCCAGCACTAGCTGATATTTGAGCTTGGGAGATCGTAGATGGCAATCTAGAATTGTTTAGTGTTCCGGCATTGATATTGTCAGCATCTAAATAATAACTTGCGGCTTGATTGTTTAGTTGAGAAGTATTATTGGCATTGACGTTGGTCAGAGATGAGCCATCGCCAATAAAAGCACTTGCCGATACATTAGCAGAAGCGCTGAATGTTGTTGCAATTGCTGTGCCCAAGCTGGAATAAGAGGCTGTTAGTTGATCTAACCCACTAATTGAGCCGCCATGTACCTTATCTCCGCTAATTTCATCATTATCAACTGTTTGATTTGTGAAATCTAGATAGTAGCTGCCTTCTTGACTATCAAGCCTATCTGCATTAAGATTGTCAACAAGAGAGCTATCATTTATTTTCAAACTGCTAAACTGTCCCACTGAACTTGAAATTCCAGTACTGGCTGATATTTGCGTTTGAGATATCGTGGATGGCAATCTAGCATTATTTAGCGTACCGGCGTTAACGTTATCAGCATCTAAATAATAGCTTGCAGCTTGGCTATTCAGTTGAGTGGCATTATCAGCAGTGGCGGCGTTAACGCCGGTCACATTTGTACCATCTCCATAAAACATGCTAGCTGATATATTGGCAGAAGCGCTGAGTGTTGTTGCGATTGCTGTGCCCAAACTAGAATATGAAGCTGTTAATTGGTTCAAGCCGCTGATTGAACCTCCATGCACCTTATCTCCAGAAATCTCATTAGCGTCGACTGTTTGGTTTGTAAAGTCTAGATAATAGCTGGCTGCTTGGCTGTTTAGTTGAGTGGCATTGACATTGGTCACAGATGAGCCGTCGCCAGTAAAGGTACTACTCATCGATGATGCAGTTATACTATTGGCAGCTTTAATAGTGCCACTTACAATAATGCCGTTGGTAGAACCAGAGATTTCAAGATATTCATTTGTTGAGATAAATTTAATGGATGCATCCTCATCATCGCCA